TTTACATAGAGAGTGCCTGCTGACCAATCACCTCTCCATTTAAAACGTATCCTATCTATTCGAAAATCTGCCATTGATTAATTCCTTACTACTATTTATTTCCTCTAACTACTATAAGGTTCAACGTATCCTGTATACGCTTGTGCCTCGTTAACTTTTAATACTAATTCACCATCTTTATTCACATAGTAAAATAGGTTTCTACCGTCCCATTTGTACTGTTCATAAACAAGATTTGTATAAACTTTTCTGTGCTGTTGATCTCTGCCTTCAAAGAAATCTTCACCTCTTGAAAAGTTATTATAATTTTGGTTAATGTTACCTGGTCTATTCAATTGAACACCATCTTCTAGTTCAAGTAAATCTGCTTTTACCATGTATAATTCACCACTATCAGTTCTGCGTAAACCGTAGAAATATCTGCTGTTTGCCAGCGATTTCTGTAATTCATCTATGCCTACGCCAAAAACTTGTGCCATCTATTAACTCACTATGTTTATTGTGTTACCCATGCCTGAATGTTTTGTACATTGATAATACAATGTGCTTGGTGCATCCATTGGCACAGTAAAAGTTTGTGTTCCATTTATGTCACCAGTTACGCCTGATGTGTAAGGTGAACCACCATTAGAAACTCTTATTTCAAATGGGTGATTTGATCCTGTTGTGTTTACAAGAACGTATGTGTGTCCTCTCATCAAGTATAATACTGGATCATTTGTAGCAGTTGGGAAACCTGGACCACTAAATGTGTAATCACTTGCGCCATTGTTTCCAATACTCCATCTTATTACTGGACCATTTTGTAAAACCCATGCACTTCCGTTGTAGTACAATACATCACCTTGTGCCGCTCCTGAAGCCGTTACATCTGACAAATCGTTCAATGCTGTTGAAGCCGAAGAAGATGTTACAAATTCTAAAGCAGTTCCTGAACTGTTTACTTTTACAAATCTACCAGCCGCACCTGTAAAGTTTGTAGGAGTATCTGATAAGCCTATAAAAGTTGTTGGAATTGCTGGTTTGTTTGTTAAATTATTGTAATTTAAAAAGTATGTGCTGTCCAAACCATCTAATGTATCAGCATCTAATCCACCGCCACCTGATGTTGCATCATTCGCCGGTGCCCATTGTGTACCGTTCCATTTTAAAACTTGTCCTGATGTTGGTGCAGTTGTTGTTGTGTCAACATCTGATAATACATCAATTGAAAAATTATTTACAAGTGTTAAACCATCACCAGCACCATTAACTCTCAAGAAGCCATTTGCAAAACCTGAAAATGTTGTAGGAGTATCTGTAAGTGCCAAGAAGGTAGTTGCACCACCTCCGCCGCCACCGCCGCCGGATACTGTACCTGGTTTCCATTTACCTGCACCTACGTCCCAAACAAGTGCTTGTCCGTTTGTTGGAGCCGCTGTTGAAGTGTCTACATCCGATAAAATGTCAATGGATTTATTCTCATCTGCGAGTTTAACCCATGCACCTGCGTGAGCATAGTAAGAAGCATTCTCAGAATGAACGTGGGCGAACATTCCGTGATACGTACTTGCATCTGGCAGATCTGAAAAATTAGTGTATAAAAAACTTACTTTGTTTGAACCTGTTGCGTTTAATAAATTATTGCTGACAATTGTCAGTGCTGTACCGTTTCCAAGTGCAGTGTATAATTCACTGAAATTGGAATTCAGTTTTGTACCAGCATCACGTAACGAGTCACCTTGACCATCGTTAGGTAAAATACCGGTGTTAATTAGTTGTCTTGTCATTCGTTTCCTCCCACGTTTTTAACTTCTATCGAATGTTATTTCGTTACTATCCATATTATATGTTGTCTTATCAAATGTAAACGGAGTTGTTTCTGTAACAACTGTTTCATCTGTTTGTGGATATGTGATAGTACCATCTCCACGATTACTGTTCAATCTAACAACAAATTCTCCTTCATCATTGATGTAATAATTTAAATTTACATCATCCCATCTAAATTGTTCATATTTTAAATTTTTAAATGGTTTGCCATGATTTAAATCTCTTCCTTCGTAAAAATCATAACCTTGATCAAATTCTTTATAGTTGTCGTCAATGTTTCCAGGTAAATTTATTGTAATTGGATCATTGGCTGACAGTTGATCAACTTTACCAATGTATAATTCTCCTTCGTCGGTTCTTCTCAAACCATAGAAGTAACGATCTTTTACACCGTTTTCTAAATATACATTTGTATCTTGTCCAACTGTATTCGACATCTTAACTTATCTCCACGTAACTTAACACACAATCAAGTGAGTCGTTAATATTTGACTGAACGTTTAAACTGTTTTGACTTGCTACAATTAATTTTTCTCCTGAGTTTAACACACGTAAACTAGAATTAGGTGCAATCAAAACATCTTTAACAATAAAACCTGTCACAGAATCTGGTGTTGCTGTTAATGTTACACTTGCTTTCACAACTGATTCTGTTAAATTTGCTAGAACTAATCCAACCACTGTTGAATAAATTGAAATTGGTGCTGTGTAAACTGAAACTGGAACAGTTCCAATGTTTTTTGTTACATTATTTCTAAAATTTGTTGCCATTCTTTTTTATCCTAACGTTACCGCAATTTGTACGGCTATTTCTGTTGCATCAATAATACTTACAGCACCTGATGAACCTGCAATTGATCCCCATTGACTACCGTCATAAAGTTCAACCCTTTCATCGTTGGTGTTATATCTAATCATACCCAACAATGGAGTGACTGGTCTATCAGCACCTGTACCAACTGGAAGTACAAATCCACCAGAGTTTGATACATCAATATACCCACTTCCAGTAGTTTTAAACACTAATGGCGAAGATATAACATTAGTTATCGTATTTCCGGAGAATCTGAAGTCTTCAATCCGAATTGTACCATTTCCGTTGGCATTTAGGATCAAATCTTGGTCAGTTTGAACAGTTGTAAGTGTATTTCCGCTTATTTGTATATCATCTACCCTTAAAGTTGTAACGTCGAATCTTGTTGGACTTACGTTTGCAACCAGGGTATTACCTGCATAAAATCTTATGGTATCATCATCAGCACCAGGCGTTTGTTCTGCTGTGATATAAGTGTCTCTATCAAGGTCATAAACACCAGTAAGTGCCACCCAGTTTGTACCATTGTATCCTTCAAACACAGTATCATCTGTGTTGTATCTCATCATACCAGCAACTGGTGAACCAGGTCTTTGTGCTGTCGTTCCTGATGGAATTCTTATTGAACCTGTACCTTGAACTTTGAAAACATTACTTGCAGGATTAACAATAAAGTCTCCTGATGTGTTTGTAATTGTATCATTTTGAACAGCAAAGTTTTCTAATGTTACGTTACCTGTACCACTTGCTCTAATATCTAAATCTGCGTTTGTGTTGTTTGATTGTATTACATTTCCAACAATATTAACACTGTCTATTTGTGCCTCTTGAGCGAACAATGTATTCCAGTTTTTAGTTGAAGAACCTAAATCATATGTGGTATCTATGTTTGGAATTAAGTTAGAATCTATACCAGCAGATATTGTAATTTCGTCTGTGGATTCGTCTCCAATAGTTACATTACCACCAATCGTAATATCACCTATTACAGAAAGATTTCCATTTACATCTACGTTGTCATTGAATACTGTGTTGTTACCAAATGAATCTAAAGTTAAATCTCCAGATGTTGTTGTGATAGTATTACCTGATAATTTAACATTTCCAGTTTCAATTGAACTTCCTGAAATTACTGTAACGTCTGAACCTGTTGTAAATGTAAGTGCTTGGTCAACATCAATGTTTAAGTTTGCACTTGTAAAATCTACTTGTCCTGTGTTTTGATCAACTCTAAATTGATCACCAACTCTAAAGTCTCCTTTATGGTCAACTGAACTAAAAAATATTTTTGCACCATTTGTTGCAACAACTTCATTTGCTTGTATTACTGTGTTTGCATCGTTATCTACATTGTAGTCATTTCCTATGTAAGCAAAGTTATGACTGATAAGATACATTCTAACACCTGGACCGTTACCTTTCATTCCAAATGTTCCGTAAATTGATGCTGATGCTATTGATCTAACTTCTGCACCAAAGTCTGCATAATCAACTAAAGTGAACGCTGTTGCTGTTGCACCATTACTAAATCTAATATCTTGTGCAATTAAATTTTTATCTAAAAATATTGTTGATCCATTGTTGCCATCAAAGTTTGCAACTAATACAGTGTTTGCATTACCAACTGCACCAACTGTTGGTGGAGTAAAGTTTCCTGTGTAAACTGCTGAACCTTTGTATACTCTAAATTCATCAATGTGTCCTGTTAAACCTAATGTTTGATTCCAATTATTTCCAATCACAAGTGGTTTAGCACCACCTAAGTCTTGGTTTACTGTTGCAGATCCAACGTTTTGTCCAGCCACATACATTGTTAAAGTACCACTCTGTCTTACAAGAGCAAAGTGTGTCCAAGTGTTTAAATTAAATCCTTGTGAACCTGAAATAACTTCTGAACCGTTGACATAAACTTTCGGTCCATTGTTTGTTACATAAACATATAAACTGTTTTGTAATGCGGCACTTGTTCTCATATCAAACAATGCTGTTGATTGTAGTGCTGATAAATTACCCCAGAAGTCTATTGTAAAGTCTCCTGTTCCAAATCCAAAGTCTGCATTTGTGTTTATTTTTGCCGCATCGCCTGATCCTGCTAATTGTAAACTTGCAGAACCATATTTCTTTTCTGCTGTGTTTA